CATATATGTATTTGCGACCTAAATTGGGCGACAGCGATGACTATTCAATGTGGGAGTCATACGATTACATCACCGAAGAACAAAATACAGAGAGTTACCGTGTAGCGTCAAAACTCATGTTTGTGCCTAAAACGTATAAGGCTATGCGCTCTATTTGCATGGAGCCCGTGGCCTACCAGTTCGCCCAGCAGGGCGTTCTCTGGTGGTATGTACATGAGTTATCACGAAGTTGGTTGGGCAGACATGTTGATCTGTCTAATCAAGAGCACAACAAAGATGAAGCCCGCTGGGGAAGTAAAACCTCCTTGGTGGACACCATTGACTTGAGCTCGGCTTCTGATAGCGTGTTATGGAAGCTAGTTAAAGCGACCTATGAGCCTCGTGTGTTAAAACACTTAGCCGCGACACGCACCCGGGTTGTCGAAAAACCAGATGGCACTATGCAGGAAGTTCATAAGTTTGCACCTATGGGCTCTGCGTTATGCTTTCCAGTCCAGACGACTCTATTCTCGGCCATTGTTACTTTGGCGAGCATAGCACATCAACACGGTATAGATTGGCGTGATCCCTCGTGCTTTTCCGGGCGCAATGTCAAGGAAATAATAGACACAACGTTCGGGAATCGACACGATTCAACAAAGATCATACCTTTCAGAGTTTATGGCGACGACATCACTTGCGATATGCGGGTGACAATGGACGTCATAGAGATCTTACAAGGGTTAGGCTTCAGGGTCAACCAGGATAAATCTTTTACTGGTGACTCGGTGTATCGTGAGAGCTGTGGTGGATTTTACTTCCACGGTGATGATGTTACACCATATAAATTGAAGCTTGACCCCGTACCCGAGGAAATCGAAATGACACAGGTGGTGGCGGTCGTTGATGCTGCTAACCGCGCCGGTGAGCATAACCTACAGAATGTACGTAGGCAGCTCATCCGGTTTGTACTGCACTACCCTATACAAGGGGTGCGGCAATCCTGTGGTAGAAACCCTATCCTCTTTGTAGAGGAGTCGGATAAAATCACAGGCTGTGCCATTAGATCATCAAATGCTCATAATTCACACCTCAAAAAACGGACGTACGATAGAAAGCATATAGCTGACTTACGTATTCCAGTAAATAACACCAACAGGACCCTTTTCAAAGGTATCCGTTCGTGTGACTTACTACAGAGGGATGAGTATAGGAGTATAGATGTGGGTCCCACTAAACGTGCAAAACCACCGAAGAGATTCGATGGCTATTATTACGCACAGTGGTGTAGATCTCGGC